CCAAAACGGAAGAACTGGTGGATTCTATAATAATCCAGAGCTAGCTAAGCATGCTGGCCAGAAAGGTGGCAAAATCGGTGGTCTAAAATCTAAGCGTGGTAAAGCTAAAACTGCTTTAGCGGCTTAATTCTTCGCCCTGCCATATGGCGTTAAACTGGGCGTCGCAAAACCTAATTTTATCCGTTAGAAAAACGGTTGCTTATAAAATTTAATATGTCATAAATTTATAATAGTGGCGAAAGTAATTTCGCCCCTCGAACCTGAACATAACTAAACTTATAAATAATATTTAATAGAGTTTGTAGTTGTAATAATAGGTTTTTGTGTATTTGTGTCTATATACACAAAGGTTATGTTCAGATTTGAGGGTTAAAGCAAGAACAAGCACCTCAATAATATAAGCAATTTTCAAGTATTTCTGCTTTGCTTCAATTATATTAATATTGTTTTTAAATCTTAGAAATGCTATAATTTATATTAAAGGATAAGCAATGAAAATTAACGCAGTGGATTTATTTTGTGGAGTGGGTGGTTTAACTTATGGAGTTCAAACTGCTGGTATAAATGTTGTTGCTGGTTATGATATTGACCCGCGCAGCCAATTCGCATACGAATTCAATAATAAAGCAAAATTTATATTGAAAGACGTAAAAGAAATTGATGATCAAGAAATCTTAAGTCTATACCCTAAAGACACAGATATTAAAGTTTTAATGGGTTGTGCCCCGTGTCAGCCTTTTTCTACGTATAGCCATAAATATAAAAGCAATAAGAACACGATTCAAAAAATGGATCTTCTTAGTTATTTTGGAAAGCAGATTGAGTTTGTTAAGCCCGATATTGTCTCTATGGAGAATGTGCCTAGAATGGTTAAGGAGCCCGTTTTTAAAGATTTCTTAAAGACTCTTTCTGATAATGGATATACTTTTGACTATAAAGTTGTTTATGCACCAGAATATGGAGTGCCTCAAAAAAGAAAACGATTATTATTACTAGCATCGAAATTAGGAGATATAAAATTATTACCCCCACAATTTGATAAAAATAATTATCCTACATTAAGAGATACTATATCTAATTTGCCGAGGATAAAAGATGGTGAAACTGACATGCACGACCCTCTACATCGAAGCAGAAAACTTTCCGATCTTAATCTAAAAAGAATTAAACAATCTAAGCCTGGTGGAACATGGAAAGATTGGGATGAAGATTTATTGCTTGATGCTTACAAGAAAAAAAGTGGAGAATCATTTAGTTCTGTTTATGGAAGGCTTGACTGGGATCAACCGTCTAGTACAATTACTACTCAGTTTCCGGGTATAGGAAATGGTCGCTTTGGGCATCCAGAACAAGACAGAGCTCTTAGCTTACGAGAAGGTGCAATGATACAGACTTTTCCTAGAAATTATCTATTTACAGAGCCAGAGCGCGGAAGTAACTACCCTATATCTCAAGTAGCCCTACAGATAGGTAATGCTGTACCACCTAAGCTGGGTGAAGTAATCGGTGAAAGTATAAATCAGCACTTAAGGAGTCTTTATAATGAATAGCATAAAATTTTCGATTGCAAATAATGCAGTAACGCATTTGGGTAGAAATCTATATTCTACAACACCCCCAGCCTTGGCTGAATTGGTTGCTAATTCTTATGATGCGTATGCTACAAAGGTCGACATTAAACTTTCTAGTGACTCAATTTCTATCATTGACAATGGAAAAGGATTAAACCTGAGAGAACTTAAGGATAAATATGCGATTATTGGGTCAGAAAAACAGGAAGAGGAACCAATCAATGGTTTACCTATAAGAAAACCGATGGGCAAAAAAGGTATTGGTAAATTAGCTGCTTTTAGTTTGGGTGATACTTATACTGTTTACTCTAAAGCTAAAAATAATAAAAATGGCTGGTTGGCATTTACTTTGAAATACCATGAAATGACTAAAAGTGATAATTACGACGTTGAGGTATCTGAAATTGATCTTCCATCGGAGTTTTCAGACTACAAAGAATATTCTTCAGGGTTTATAGTTAAGATAACGGGTATTCGTCGCCAAATAACTCAAGCTACAAAAAATAATATTCAAAAACAGCTTTCAAGAAGGTTTTATATTGATCAGTCAAAAACTAAATTTAAACTAAATATTGATGGTAAGGAGTTGAAGCTAGACTCAAATGAATACTATAAAAATATTGAATATTTAGTTTATTTTGGGCGTAAAGACGAATCAGATTTAGGATCTAGATTTAAGAATGCAAAAAAGATAGAAGAGTATACTGATGATGATAATTATTTTCAAGATTTAGGAATAAACGGTTGGATTGGTACGGCTGGAAAGCCGAAGGATTTAAAAAATGAAGATGGGGCAAGCTTTGCTAATGTTATAGTATTAGCAAACGGTAAAATAGCGGATGAAGATATATTGAAAAATAAATCCAATGCTAGAATAGCTAACAACTATGTCGTTGGCGAAGTAATGGCAGATGACTTTATCAATAAGCTTAATGATCCTATAACTTCAAGCCGTCAGGGGTTAGATGATTCAATTGCAGAAGTGGATGAATTTATAAAAGAACTAGACAAAGTTAGAGATTTTGTTATTAATAGATGGGATGAAATCAGACGTGAAAATATAGTAGATAAATTACCAGAAAGAATTAAGAACAATGATTCTTATATAAAATGGTTAAGTGGTCTCTCGAAAGAACAAATAAAAATAAATAATAAACTCTTAGATTTATTCTCTGATAGATTGGACGACGACACCAAATTAGATGCAGAAGCAGTTAATTCTATGATTACTTCTATTTGCGGAGCAATTAACAATATTCAGGCTGATGAAATAATTTCTAGTTTCGATAAGGTAACAGAACCTGATGATCATATTGATCTGCTGTTGAAATTTATGGCTAATATTGCAAAGACAGAGGATATTAACCATGCTGATCTGATTAGGAAGAGATTACAAGCAATTGAAGAGCTTGAAAAATTAATGAAGAAGAAGGAAGCATCAGAAAAGTTATTTGAAGATCACTTGTCAGACAACCCTTGGTTAATTAGACCATACTGGAATATTGACAGAAATAATCCAACCTCAACGGACTACCTAACCAATCAAGAGTTTTTTAAGTTAGATAAAGGCAACAATAATTTTAAGAAAAACTTTTTAGATATAGTAATTAGAGTTGCGGAAGAAGAATATCCGGTTATTATTGAGTTAAAAAAGAACACACCCAAAGGCCATGCAAAAGTTACTTATACGGATATATACGATCAAGTAAATAACTATAGAAAAGCCATGATTCAGAATATTCCTGAACTGAAGGGAATCGAAACAAATCAAGTTAAAGCTATCTTTGTTTTGTCTGAAGACACGGGAATAGAAGGCAGTGGTAATACTATTGAAATCTCGAAAAGACAAGAGGAAATGTTAAAGATTGAAAATATAACTATTTTAAAGTATAATAAAATACTCGCAGAAGCTAAGAAAATGTATAGAGAGCATATTAACTATCAAAAGGAAGCTAACATAGTTCCTATATTAAATGAAAAATAGTTGATGATTATTGTATCTAGCCTCTTTATTATTTAGTTGAAACATGCTATTATATACATAAGGGAATAATGGGCACACTATCAGTCGAAAAGATTTTTAGTGTGCCCATTTTATTTTTGGGCAGAAAGGCAAGGAATGGCTAATCCTAATTTTAGTTCAAAAATACTAATTCGTAAGCTAGAAGATGAATCAATAGTCATTTTTTATGATAAGCATTCAATTTATGTTAAGAGTCAAATGGGAATTTTAGTTTTTCATCGCTGGTTCGCTCCAAAAGGCTATTACACTAAAAACTTCAAACCATTTTCTGAAATAGCTAAGCGCAAGAAGCACTTAACAGTTAAACGCTTACTAGATGCTGGGTTAAAATATGGCGTAAGCTACGCTATGGGAACTAAAATACCAAAGCCAAAATCTGATAACCAAGAAATAAATTTTATTTCAGAAAAAGGAACTTGGACAAGAAGACTTACGACTGATTATTATTCAGTAAAGGAAAAGCAAGATATACTTAGAAAGATTGGTTATGGCGACTAAAAGAACAAAAGGTAAAGAACGGATTTTTTCACCAAAGCAGATTAAATTTGGTATGTATTATTATTTGCCGGATTCTCCAACTTTTGGCAATGCTTTACAAAGTGCGATTCGTGCTGGTTTCTCTGAAAAATATGCGAAGAATATTACGGTTAAAAACTTGGAATGGCTAGAAGATATTGTGGTGGAAATTGGTGGAAAAGGTGTTTCGAAAGATAAGCTTGTTCGTAAAGCTAAAAGAGTGCTAGATAAGAGCTTAGATAGTGAAGATGAAAAGATAGCGCAAGATACGGCTAAATTTATTGCGAAGACGACAACAGAGTTCAGCGAAAAGCAAGATATAGTATCGAATGGTGAAACCTTAACTGTTGCTACATTGGAGTTTGTGAATGGAGATAATCCGAAAGAAAGTTAAAGTTCCGATTGAATTTAAGCCACTGTTCGAAGAAAATAAATGGCGAAACCTTGTTTTTTATGGTGGGCGATCAAGCGGAAAAAGCCACGATGTTGCACTTTCTCAAGTTTTAAGAGCAAGAGAAAAGAGATTGAAATTTTTAAACTGTCGAGAATTTCAGAACTCAATTAAAGACTCAACGCACGCTTTAGTTAAAGCTATTATTTTTGATTATGGCTTTGAAACTGAATTTATAATTACTAATGATTCTATAAAACATAAAAGAACTGAAAGTGAGTGGATTTTTAAAGGTTTACATGACAACGTCGAAAGCTTGAAGTCTATACCGAATATTGATGAAGCTTGGGTTGAAGAGGCAAGCACCGTTACTAAGCGCTCTATTACGCTACTAAAAAACACCGTGCGTAAAGACAACTCGAGGCTTATTTTTACCTTTAACCGAGATACGGAGCGTGATCCAGTCTATGTTGAATATGTGATGAAAAAGCCAGATAACACTTATGCAATTAAAGTAAATTATGATGTATTAGAAAAGAACGGGCTTTTTCCAGATGTGATGCGAATTGAGATGGAGAATGACAAGAAAAATAACCCGCAAGAGTTCGCTCATACTTGGCTTGGTGAGCCACTTTCACAAATTGAAAATGCTATTTTGAGCCGCGATCGAGTGCTGAATGCTATGGATCGAGAGATAGAAGATGACGGTGAAATTCAAATAGGTGTCGATGTGGCACGACTTGGCGATGACCGCTCTGTTTTATGGAAACGCAAGGGATTGAAGACAATTGACTTTAAGGTTTACGAAAAACTCAGAACTAATGAGCTTGTGGAGAAAATAGAACAGTTCGCTCAATTAAATAAGGAAGTGTTAATTAAGATAGATGATACGGGAGTTGGTGGTGGTGTTACTGATCAATTATTGGCTAAAAATTATAATGTTCAAGGTATTAACTTTGCGCAGAAAGCAGTAAATGATGATAAATACCCAAACTGGATTAGCGAAGCGTGGTTTTATCTTCAAGAGGTGATAGATGAAATACAACTACCGAATAATACAGATTTATTACAAGAATTAACGACTAGAACTTGGAGTATGGATAAAAAAGGTAAGCGTGCGGTGGAAAGTAAGGGTGATTACAAGAAGCGGGGAAATAGAAGTCCTGACTTGGCTGATGCGTGCATTTTATGTTATTATACTCCGCCAAAACCTAAGCCTATTGTTTATGCTGGTGTGAGATAATATTAAAATAATATCAAAAAAGTTTTAAAAAGTGTTGATTTTTATTTCATGATTTGATATAATTAAAGTAGTCAAGGTGACGAACATTAACTAATCTGAAATTTATTACAACAATGTTTTTAAGTAAAATTACTCTAGAACATTCAAATGGGGATTTTGAATCTCTCATAGCACTTTTAGCAAATATCAACCTAAATGGTCTGGATTTT